GGTCCGCAAGGTCCGCAGGGAATCCAAGGTCCCCCGGGCGAAGGCGGTGGTACCACTATTCTCAAGGGACAAGTTACTCTGACGCTAGGTAATGGCAAAGGAACCCTAGCGCACACCCAGACGTTCTCAGCTACCGGCGTCACTAGCTCTATGCACGTAGACGTAAGACTAGCGGGAGTAGGTTCTACCGAAGAGAACGAACCAGAGCTACTAGATCTTGTGTCACTGTGGGCAGTACCATCAACAGATTCAATTGAAGTAGGCGTAACGTTTTCAACCCTAACCTCCGGCCCTGTGCTGGTTAACTGGAGCGCATTCTAATGGCAAAGCTATCAACTAACAGAAAGCTGGGAACCCAGCATCCTAGAGAGAACTTCCTAGTTACTGGATCTCTTGCATCAGTCAACGCAGAACTACTACTGGACGTAGATGGATGCTCTACTTTCACTCTCGATACTCGCGGTACTTTCGTAGGTACAGTAGTACTTGAGGGTACTATTGATGGTACTAACTGGCAGGCAATCCCGGTAAAGCCTATGAACGCGGCGTCCGTGCTGCTTCAGCTAAACGTAACCACTGCTGGTACATTCATGGGAGAGTGCGTAGGCTTTGATCGTGTTCGCGTACGTATGACTGCATACACTTCAGGCGCTGCTATCACTACGCTGCTAGCTGTCAATGGCATCCTACCTACTGTTCTCGACTCTCGCCTAACCGCAAGCGTAGGTACTTCAGTAGGCGCTGCCGGCGCTGCAGTCACTCTGACCCTAGCTTCTCCGGGAGCAGGCTTGCGCCACTACCTAACGTATCTGTCTGTCAATAGGTTCGCTACCGCAGCTCTTACCGCTGCTGCCACTCCTGTGACTATCACGACTACCAATCTTCCCGGCTCCCTAGCATTCTCGTTCCCTGCTGAAGCGGCGCTACAAGGTACCATTGATCGCTGGCGTGAGGACTTTGCTTTCCCGATCGCAGCCTCGGCTCAGAACACGGCTACTACTATCGTGTGTCCTGCAACTACCGGCGTGATCTGGCGCGCAACTGCTGGCTTCTACGTGGCTCCATAACTATGACGTGGGATACTAGACCTAAGAGCCAGAAGAAGGGCGATGCGCTCAGTCAACTGCTGAATGCTTGGTTCTTTAATGGCAACCCTGACGAGTCGCTGTCGGGCCGTAGCTACTTCGAGACGGAGATAGCCTACAAAGAAGGACGCCCAGTGCGTACTGTCTGGAGAGTAGTTCGCTTCCTAGCGGAAGTCCTGTTCTACTACCGAGATCGCGGGGATCACACCCGCCTAGCGTTTATCGAAGACATCGAGCGGGCAGGAGTAAGATACGAAGCCACGTTTAAGTACATCAACTACGTGTAAAAAGGGAGCGTCAAGCAATGTCTATTGGACTATCAGAGGAGAAGACCTTATACCTACTAACTGAACAGTTTAGCAATCTACGCCAAGAGCTAGCTCACGCCCGAGACTCTTACGCCGACTTGCTAGAAAAGGTTAGTGCTCAGTCAGTACTGCTAGCGTCGCTGGCTGAGAGAATCGACGCTAACAATCGTCTACTAGACGAGCGTAAGAAGACCGATCACAGTAGGATCAAGGATCTAGAGGACGACTGCACTAAGCTGTACGATAGGGTCGAGAGTCTAGAGAGATTCAGATGGAAGGCTGCAGGTGCTCTGACTGTCCTAGTCGTAATGTGGGAAGTACTACGAGATAAGATCGGACTATAAATGGATATCAACATTCTAGTTACCCACCCGTTCCTAATGCTATGGGCAGGACAGTTTCTCCACATCCTGAAGAAGGTGAAGGAACTAGAAGAACGTAACCCTAGGATCACAATTAGGAAGTACGTTAAGCGTCACTCTTATGGAGTTATGTTCTCCCTGATCGGCGGCTTGGTAGCATATGCCATGCTATTTGAGATGGGAGAACTCTCCGCTGTTTCTGCTTTCATGGCTGGCTACATGTCAGACAGCCTAATCGACGCGGCTGCTAGCCGTGTCAAGCGCAAGGTATCTGGCGATGCTGGGTACTACGACTACGAGGATACTCCTTATGATCCAAGACCTAGTAATCCCCCCGTCCGTGACGAAGACCTTTAAGCTGATTGGCTACGGCCTAGTCCTAGCCCTGCTAATCGGAACGCACACGGCGGTATACATGAAGGGAAGAGCTGACGTAGAAGAGAAGTACGCCAGCGAAACTATCGAACAGTTAGAGGAAGACATCACGGATAACGCTGAGCGCATCGAGCGACAGGTAACTACTCTGTCGAACGAGCTAGCTGCTAGCCGTGACCAGAACCGTAAACTACAAGAGGCTATCGATGCGAACCAAACTGTTAACACTAATCCTGCTTGCGATCTTAGCGACGATGAGTTCCGGCTGTTCAATGATGCCGTCTCCGAAACCCAACGTGGTGTGCCCAGCGGTGGTATTGGAGCCCTGCTCTCCACTAAACCCTCTAAGGAATCCGAGCGCGGGGGAGCTGAAGACGAGATCGAATGAGTGGGTGACTGAGTACCGAGTGTGTCAGCTCAAGCACCAGTTCCTTACCGAGTGCTTCGAGGCTACGAGGAAGAAGGACTAAAAGAAAAACCCCCGGCGATTAACCGGGGGTTCTTTTTACTACTTAGTTGTGATCTCCGGGATCTCCGAAGTCTAACTCTAGTTGCTCGGGAGGCTCTTCGCCGTCGAACGGTTCGTCCCCGTTTAGTAGCTGTTCGATCTCGGTCAGCAGCATAATCAGCGTGTCTGTGATCTGGCTGCTACGCTCAGTGTCTAGCAGTACCGCCTTGTCTAGAGCACGCTCAAGTAGCAGCTTTGCTCTGTAGACGCTACGTGCTGGTAGGTCATCACCCCAATCCATAGTTACGTTCTCCTCTTGCTTGGTACATAGTGCCCGCCAAGGGCCGAGCGAATGTGAGGAGTCACATCAGTCCCCGCAGGAAACGCACGCCTGATGATGTCTACTGCTTCTACTTTGTTGCCGGCTAGAAACTTGGACACTGCGTTAGCGTACAGTCGGTCGGTCATGATTCGTCGATCTTGGACTAGCATCTAGGTACCTTGTTAGTTGTTGGCTAGGCTAAAGCGTTCTTTGGCACGCTTGTAGTTACGCTGGAGGAATCGTGCAAGAGACGTACCTTCGTACTCCTCACACAGGTAGTTCATGTCTAGAGGCATCTCGCTAAAGTCACCGTCCCGTACGGCGTTGAGTACGACAACTCCTCGCCAATGGGAATTCGCCATACCTTTGTACGGCTCGTCATGGAGATAGCAAGAGCCCGCGACAATTCCTCTAATGACTTTCCCGGTGGCAAGCTGCTTAGATCCGATATCGTAGCCCTGAACGTGCCCTTGGACATAAGGAACTCCAATTGCAGAGAGCTTGTGGTGTGCGGTGCCTCCGATCGGACGACCTGTATTTGGGTTGGAGAAATAGTGCGCGTACGTAATTCCGTCCACAACGACCGCGCGAGGGCCTCCATTGAAATACTCGACGACCTCCCACCCAAGCGACCGGTCAACCAAGTTGTGAGGACCCATGAGCCCGTCAAGACGAGGATCGTTAGCAATAGTGCGATCCATTCGATGTTCATGATTACCTCGGAGAATGATCTTGCGCTTAGGTTTGAAGTCACCCATGGAGTGCTCTAGGATTCGCAGCGCTTCGTTGCCTGCCTCTACGTCCTTGATGTACCGGGCTCCTTCCTTATCGATCGAGCCAGCGGGAGACCAGCTACTGAGGGAATGAAAGTCCCAGTGATCTCCCATGTGGATAACTACGTCAGGCTTGTAGCGGGCGATCGCCTTGCCTACCCACTCGAAGTGTACCATGGGAGTACCCGGACTAACCTGCGTGTCAGGGATAATTAGGTGACGCTTGGCTTTACTCATCGATAGTCTGTCCAGTGAACTGCCAGTACGGAACGAAGAAGAACCAGAAGGCTGTGTGGTACCACTTAGGTGGGATCTGTACGTTTACGGCAAACGCCCCATCTTCGTCTGACATGTCTACGATCTGATAGGCGGTACGGTAGAACAGAAACGCACCCATTAGGTACAGCCATAGGATAACAAATGCTACGTACTCGTTCATTAGTTTACTGTCTCCTGCTTAGTCTCGCCGTACTTGGCGATGAAGTTAAGGACTAGCTGTCCCATGACCAGCGCTGCCGGTACGTTACCCTGCTCGTAGATCACACCGTCCGGGGTCTCGAATGCTGCCTCTACCTTGATGCCGTTGTCCGGCGCTTCAGTCAGGGTCAGCTTAAACTGCGATAGCTCAGCCATCCTTACGTTCCTCCATCCACTCGGGCGGGATCTCGCCGTGCTCCGATACGTGATACTTGATACCTACCTTACGGCACCAGTCAGAGTAGCGAGTCTTACTCTGCTTGGAGATCTTGTTATCGCGCATCAGCAGGATGCGGATGTCTAGATCTGGATGCTGTTCTACTACTAGCTGCATCTTCTCACGAGCCTTGGCATCCAGCTTGCCCTTTGCTTCGACGTAGATCCCGTTGAACAGGATGAAGTCTGGCGTGTACCTACGGTTCTTAACAGGAACCTTGTACGGGATGCTGACTGACTCGTAGCTGAAGTCTACGTCATTACTCTGTAAGAATTTCCAGAGCTTGCGTTCGTAGCCTGATCTAGTATCGCTTAGTGTCTTAGCTTTAGGCGGTGCCGGTTTCTTAGGCATCCTTTAGAACCTTCCACGCTGTAGGCCAGAGCGCCTCTAGCTGCTTGTCAATCTCTGCGGCGTAGTGACGGATCTCTAGCTGTGCGCCTTCGTCGATGCGTAGCTTATACCAGTGGGCCCAGTTACGCAAGTTAAAGGTACAGTAGAAGCGTGTCACCATCGCTGTAGGCAGCACTCCCCGCGCCAGTTCCCGCGCAACTCCAAGCTCAAGCATGCTGTTGTAGCTCTGCAGGGCGTCCTGAATCCCCATCTTGTATTCTTCAGACGCTTCTCGCTGCCTCTCGACTGCCCCTTCGCTCGACTGCTTGTTCTTAGCCGCTTGGGCACGGAACGTATCGGGGATGTAGTACGTGTCCGAAGGATCGCTGGTGTACCTCATAGAAATCTCATTAAACTGGCCAGTTCTATGCCGCATCCACTCTCGTGCTACGTACAACGGAGCTTCGATAAGGAACGAAGCACTTTGATGTTCAAAAGGAGAGAAGTGCTTGTGCTCCGCTAGGAATCGCATCAGCTTTAGATCCTTCTCGGGATCGTCTCCAGTCTTGTCCTCTCGTCCGTGAGATACTCGGGCTGCGGATACCGGAAAAGTATCGGCGTCCTCGTACCACACAGTACCGAACTCGTCTATATTCTTTTGCATCGTGTAAGCTACTAGCTCGATACGCATATCGGCTAGCGTCTTGAAGTTAATCCCAGCCACGATTGTCCTCCGGCTTACCAGCCATCACTCGTTCCATATTGTACAGCGCGCGCTCCACATCTACCGGATACCAGCCAGCCGAGTCACGAGTGTTAACGCCGAAGCAGTCCATAAAGATCTTTTGCGTATCAGCCTTAAGGCTGTTCACCAGTGCATCAAACGCTGCGTCAGTTACTCTTACTCCGTAGTCTGTTCGAACGATAGGCACTCCGTAGGCTTCGCACTTCGGGCAGCCTGAGAGGATTTGGTCTGGACCCAAGGGCACGTGCTGTCGCGCTTCCTTAGAATCCACAGTAGCTGTGCCATTTCGCTTAGTTTGCTTTGCCATTCGTCTTCTCCATAGTAGCGACGGTATTCGCGCTTACACACCTCGAACCATCCGTCAGGGTTATCGCTCTCGTCTAGCAGCTTCTCTGCAGTCTTAGGACCAATCTTAGGTACACCCTGAATGTTGTCCGTAGGATCACCAGTCAGTAGCTGAGTAAAGAACCATCGCTCTGCAGCAAGGCCGTCGATGAACTTGGCTTCGCCCTTGACGAAGTTGTAGTGCCAGCCCTTGATCATCTTCATATCCTTGTCGATAGAGATGATACAGCTCTTGCCCTTCAGCTCGTACTG